TATCGAATCGACAAAGGGCGCGATCGCCGCTGTTTCCGGTGTTACACGTTATTCTGTGTTGGAGAATGATACGAATATAACGGACAGTCACGGCATTCCCGGACATTCGATTTCTGCCATCGTCGAAGGTGGGGCGGATGCGGAAATTGCAAAAGCAATCTATCTCCGGAAATCTCCGGGGTGCGGGACATACGGTACTACGGCTATTAATGTGTTCAATGCTGAAAATGTAGCGACGAAGATTAAATTCTTCCGCCCAGCATATGTTAAAATTGACGTTCGCATCCGCGTCAAGAAACTAACCGGCTACACAAAAGAAGTCGAGGCGGCAATTATTAATTACGTCAAGTATTATCTGTCAATTTTAGCCATTGGACAATCCGTTTACTTGTCGAGTATCTGGGCGGTTGCGGCACGGGCAATTGCCGACATCACGAACCCAACTTTTAGTGTCGTCGAAGTGAAGTTAGGTATTGCGGGCAGTAACCCGACCGTTGCTAATATACCGATATCGTTTAATCAGGTGGCGCAATATAATTCCTGCACGGTCACAGCTGAAGAGGTGTAATCATGGCGTTATACGAAGGTTATTTAGATTGCATCACATCGGAGCATCGTAACAAACCGAAATATGCGGAAATGATGAAATTGTTGCTCGGTTACACTGACGATCCGATGCAGATATCATTTGATATGCCGGATGCATTTAATATCAATACAGCGGCAGGGACGCAACTTGATACTATTGGCTTGTATCTCGGGCGATCGCGGGTAATGCCGTTTAATGCGAAGAACGGCGCAAGCAGTATATTGTCGGATGAGTTATACCGAATATTATTAAACGCAACGATTGCGAAAATGAATTGGGATGGCGGCATCGAATCATTACAAGATAAGTGGAAAGAGTTGCTGCCGAATATCGCTATTTCAATTCGTGATAATCAAGATATGACAATTGATGTATCGCTTGTCGGCGTCAGCGATCCGCAGTTAAAAGAAATGATTGAACTTGGCTACATCATACCGAAGCCCGAGGGTGTCAGAGTTAATATGCAGATTTCCGCGAATCCGTTATTCGCCTACGATTTAGACACGGCGACGTTTGCCGGTTACGAAAAAGGAGAATGGTCAAATGGCTGATAATAATTTTAAGGTTTTTGATGAATCAAAAACTAACATTATGTCCGATGCGGATTATGAAAATCACACACAAAGAAAAAAAGGCGTTCAATCCGGTGTAGCGTCTTCGGCTATGCATAATAAGTTGTATCGGCAGGTTAGTATGATCGGGAAAGCCGTTGCCGATTTTATTCAAAGTCAGGATTTTGACGCTAATGATGCAGACGCACAGTTATTGTCCAAAAATTTAAGTAATGCATTAAATAAATTTGCTAAAGTACCGTTAGATACGCATAATACGAATCCTAATTCTCACGCAACGGGCATATCAGGTAACGCAGCAACGGCAACCAGATTAAAAGTTCCAAGAAAAATTGGGATTACAGGCAAAGTACATGCTGAACCTGTATGGTTTGACGGTTCTGAAGGGAAAGACATAGTAATTACTAAAGTTTTAGAATCTGAAAAAGCCGTTAACGATGCGGCGGGTAATAAGATAGACACTACTTATTTACCGCTTACCGGGGGTACTTTGACCGGAGACTTAATCAATGAGTCTAAATATGTAAAAAATGCAACAAGTATAGACTCAACCGCGACCGGAAGCGGAGAAAATGAAGAAATTGTCGTTATGGCGCGCGATAAAAATGATAAATTGATAGGGCAAATTAACATCATTCGTCAAAAAAACAACCAAAATATACAGTTACGTCATCGAGTTGTGAACAAGGGATGGTCTGACCTGCGGGTAGTTCAAGATGACAATGGAAATTACTGGGCGGAATATGCTGGTGGAGCCGGAACTAATTTACAAATCCCGCAAGACGACAATAGTAAAAAAATCCCGACCACGGCATGGGTAGCAAATGCTACGACCGCTGCCGCAAAAAAACTGGATACAGCAAAAGCTATTAAAATAGTCGGTGATTTTATAACTGGATATGAAAAAACTTTTGACGGAACGCAAAATATAAACATTCCTTTAGATTTGGATAAAACAATTAAAAATGCCAGAATTGTGGCAAGTTTGCTAAATCCCTCAAGTGGTTATATTAAATGGGCTAACGGCTTGATTGTACAGTGGGGACACGGATCGATTCCATCTACTGTAACAAGTCCAGATACTCCGTTTGAAGCTTCTTATCCGATAGCGTTTCCTAATTCATGCTTTATTCTTGTTGGTAATGATGTTGGTAGTGCGGCGTATACATTGGCTTTTTATCCTACCTCAAATACTAAATTTAAAATATGGCGTCGCCATCCAGATTTTGGCTATAGCGGTGAAACGGGCTTTCAGTATATTGCTATTGGCAAGTAAAGGAGGTTAGAAAGATGGAAGATAAAAACTACATATCTATCTATTCGAAGAAAACTGGATTACGTATAACAACTTTTGCTGTCGGTATTCACGGTGAAACAATAGAAGAACTTACGGAAAAAGCAAAAGCCAAATATCCGGATGCTATTCATATTACGCAGACAGAATCAGAATGGCAAGAGTCCATTGCCGGTAATTATGAATATCGTGACGGTAAGCTGCAGGCACCGCTGCCGCCTACGCAGGAAGAGTTGGACGCCATCGAATATGCTCGTTTACAAGCCGCCGAATTAGCTGAGTTAAAACAGTTACTGTCAGATACGGACTATAACGTGACGAAATTCATCGAGGGTGTTTTAACCGCCGAACAGTACGATCCGATGAAAAAAGCACGGGCAGAATGGCGGGCGACATATAATGCTATCGAGACGGCAAAAGACTTGAAAGCATTAAAGAAAATCACTTACAGCACCCATATCCCTGTAATCAAATAATAGAGGTGTCATTTTGAATGAAATTATTATCACGTCACCGTATGTATATCAGCAGATAACAGGCGGATTTGATTACGCCATTCCCGCAAATGCAGCCGCCGATATTATTGGAACGATACTTTTCACGCTGGCTTTACTGTTTACAGATGTCATGTTGCGGATAGCTATTGAGTGCAACAACTACTTAAAAACCACAGGTAAGAGTTATACTCTGTGTAACATTATTACCACCTTCCTTTGGTACGGCTGGGGTTCTGTTACGCTGCCAAACGGCAGCAAGTGCAGGTTTTTAATCAGCAAAGGGCTGCGGACGGCATTAGTATTAAAAATGGCGGTGCAGTACCCCGTACTGTTTGCTTTTTCCGTACTGTCATTCTTGTTGCCGGACGTTAAGATCATTGGTTGGCAATTTGATTACGTTGTTTCTTTCGCATTTTTGATCATTCCGGTACTTTGCGAAATAACGTCCATCATTGAAAAATTAAATATGCTGGACGCAGAAATAATTAAAATCGGACACGCTTTTATCAGATTTATTAAATCGGTTAGGAGGTAGTATGCAGGCAAAGTTAAAAGCATTATGGTCTAAAGCTGTGTCATATCTGCCTACTGCGCGTCAAAAAATACAAACGTCAATGCAGATTGTCTATGTATACGGCATTGGACTTATCATATTGTTTTTAATGATATTGACGGCATGGTTACATGATTGGTGGCGAACAGGCGTCTCCAATACACCGCTTTTAATTTCATTTTTCAAAGAGTTTACAGCTCCGGCAGTTGTCGGGGCTTTTACTTTTGTTTCAGTGTTTTTGGTTGATAAGAACCATGACGGCAGACCGGACGCGGCTGAAAAAGAGGCAAAAAAAGAGAAGTCGAAACCGCCGATTATACCACCGATAAAGGAGGAACACAAATGAATATATCTGAATTTAAACAAGAATTAACTGCAAATCGAGATTATTTTTATCAATTCCCGTTCCCAATGAGAACATATTATCACTGGACGGCAGGGCGTCACTTTACTACGTTTGACGATTATCACTACTGCATAGACGGTGACGGAGAGATCATAAATACCCGCCCGATTACTGAAACACCGTCTGCTACGTGGCACAGGAATACGGGCAGTATCGCTATTGCATTATGTGCTTGCTATAACGGAACGCCGAAAGATTTGGGCGAATATGCGCCGACAGAAGCACAGATTGGAACGCTGGCGCAAATGACGGCGGTGATTGCAGAAGTCTTCGAGAATCCGATTGATTATAACCACTTTATGACGCATGGCGAGGCGGCAGACGAGGACGGTTATGGATTGTACAGTGGCGATTCCGATTGTCGCTGGGATTTACAAATCCTGCACACTGGGGATGAGTACGGCACCGGCGGAGATATTATCCGCGAAAAAGCGCAGTATTACTTAGAGCAAGGGGTGTAATATGTATGAGAAGAAACAGGCTTATTTTATTTTTATTGTTGGTGTCATTATTCTTATTGCCGTCATTGTCTGGTTCGTCTGTGCAGGCAGAGATGATGTATCAAATCTCCAGCACGGAGCTGACGAAGTTAGAACAGAACTTACAAACGCTGGAGAGTCACAACAGCGAGAAGCA